TTTTAGTTTTTTGTACTACAAAAACTTTAGTGCCAACTTTCATTTCATTTTTAACTTTAGACTTGATTAAGACATCAATCATAGCCTTGGTATCATTTAGTTGTGTGATACTCATTTTGTTTAACGTTTCTATCATCATAGTTTTTTTCTCTTTTTTTTATCTTTATTATAGTTATATCCTATCATACTGGTCGTAAATGTCAAGCCATTAAATATTCTTTTTTGTTCTGGTTTTGTACTGGTTTTGGTCATATTGTCGTTTCATTTTTTTAATTAATATCTCTTTAAGTCTTATTTCAATTTGTCTGATTCTTTCTCTTGTTACATTTAACATAAGACCTACTTCATCTAAAGTTTTTTGGTTTATAATTCTTTCTTGTAAAACTATTTTGCATTGATGTTTAAAGTAATCAGCTTGATGAAAATTTTTTACATATTTAATGTTATTAATAATGTCTATTGCTTCTTGTATAGGGTTATTAATATCGCTATCGAATCTTATCATAATTTTTTTAAAGTTTGTGCTCTACTAGGGTGTTTCAACTTTCTTAAAGCTTTTGCTTCAATACATCTGATTCTGTCACCAGTTACATTTAATACTTGACCAATTTCATCTAAAGTGTGTTCTTTAGTGTTTATACCAAATCTCATTCTTAAAACTCTTTCTTCTCTTGGTGTAAGTGATAAAAGTACAATACTAATTTTCTCTTTAATTTCATCTTGTCTTATTTTTTCTAAACAATTATTAACAATAACACACTCATTATCTAAATTTGTGTCATAAGTTTCAAGTGTTTGTAATCTTAAAACATCATCTTTTAGATATTGTGGTCTATCTACTTTTTGTTGTACTAAATGATTGTTTTTATTTCTAGATATTCTATAATAATAGTCATTGTTATCAATATCCATAATTATTGTCCTTTTTTCATTATTTGTATTACTTGAAATAAAGATTTTGTTTTAAGTAACTCTTTGCCTTTAACTATTCTTTTTTCAATTCTTTTAACAGCTTCTTCCATCTCTCTCAACTTATTATAAGCTTCAATTTCATTTAATGATGTTTTATCTAGTAGTGTTATCATAGTGTTTTTTCTTTTTTGTTATTAATATAGGTATATCCTATCATACCTGGCCTATAAGTCAAGAGTTATTTTATGTTGATTTTAATTGCTTTTTAAAGCAAATGTTCTGGTTTTGTTCTAGGGAAGGGTGGCTTTTGGCCTATTTCCTATTTCCAATTGGTTTTAACCCATTCTTGTGTTGATTCGTGTGGATTAGGTAGACCGTGGAATACACAAATTTTAGCATTTGGTTTCTGTTCAAATGTCCACCGTGATTTTTCTAGTCTAGGATCTGCTCTGTCGTACCACTTATATGAGAAAGTCCAATCATCAGGCATTACCTTACAATATGAAGTTGGTTTTATAAAATGAGTTATAACCTCTTGGTCGCCATGATTTTTTAACATATTAGTCTTATCGTTTATAAATGATGTCCATATATGTTTTGCTGTAATGTTGTTAAATTTCATTACACTTGAATTGAACATTTTAGATTTAGGATAAAAATCATTTATAACACCAAAGGTATCACTCTCACCAAATAATGCCATGTCGTCTATGTTATTTAATATGACTACGTCTAAATCAAGGTATAAACAATTGCCTTCTAACTTGGCTTCTGGACTGAATAAAGATAATTTATTCCACCAGCCTTTATAGTGAGTAAACGGCAATTTTCTTATTTCGTAATCTGATGAAAAATTTAAAGAAGATCCTTCAGTATAACAAATGAAACGAAATGGTATAGAAAGATTCCTTTTTACCATATTATATAGTTTACTTACATAATCTGTACTATACTTGTTTCCCCAATATACACAAACTACGTTAACCATTTGCATTATTTTCCACTACCTTATTTTCATACATTTTTTAAAAATTGATTACTCAAAATATTAAACGCTTTACCGTTTTCTATCTCTGCTAATGTAAATTGATTGTTTGCTAATAGTTTTAACCACTCTTTTACACTGTTTATAGTAGGTTTTGATGAGACTTTAATAAAATCTATGTCTGATATTGATCCTAAAGATACCGGCCATGCAACGTTTGTGGTATCACACATTATAGGTACGCCCTCTAATACTGCGTCAATAGCTGATAAACTCATATTAGTAATTAAACAATGACAGTTATTTAAATCATCTTGTATAGGTTTTTTCCACCATTCATTATGTGGTCTAGGTTTATTTCTGATTCTTATATTTCTGTTGGTAATTTTTTTTACCTTTGCGACCACAGAGTCAATCCAAGCACCTTGTGTCATATTATTTTGTTTATAAGTTACCGTTTCAGAGGAAGGACAAATTAATATATGACCTCCGTCTTCATTATTCCAATTATCAAAAGTGCATTTAATACCTTTCTTACGTAAATCGTCTAATCTTTCTTGACCACCTTTTTCAGAACCTTTTATTGTATGTATTCCTCCCTTTACAATTCTAAAATAAGTTTTGTCATAGTCATTTATTTTAGGCGTAGGATATCTTGTAATTTGTTCAGTTAAATACCCAACATCAATATAGTACCATTCTTGTTTATTTTTTTCTAGTTCTTTTATCTTTGATACATTATCACCACCTAATCCCCAAAAAAAATGAGTATCTAAACTAGTAGTTGGCCAACCTTTTTCTACTCTAGGCCAAATCTCGTGGGATAGACAATCAACTCTTTGCATTTTATGTGTAAAAATCATTTGTCAACCTCTGTCATACTATTATATAGTTCATGCCATTCATTTGAATAGTCTTGTTCTTTAAACTCTTTATACCAAGGACCACCTAATGTCCAATGTACGTTCTTTGCTGTTTCGTTATAATCATACTCACCTACTAACCAATTCCACTCTAACGGTAGTTGACCTATCATATGTTCTCTTTCTAACCATTTAAATTGATGTAGTTCCAAACCACTAGCTTTATTTACATATTCTGGTGATAATTTTGTGCATTGTGAATTATTAAAAAGCATTAAACTGGACCAATTTTTTTTTGGAAACGATTCATTTTTTGCACCTTTAAATTTTATATCTTTTTTAGGTTGATAATCATGTTGACAACACATTACAGAATATTTAAACGTAGCCTGACCATATAACTCTGCAATATCTGATCTTAACATCATATCACAATCCATATAGATAGACCAACCTCTATAGTTTGATAGATAAGGGACTAAAAATCTACTAAATGCAAAGTCTGTTGATTGATTAGATTGTTTTTCTCTTGTGAATTGTGGTAAATTATTTAAACTTAATGGTGTTATACTTACAGGTACACTAGAGTGTCTTCTAATACTTTCAGATAGTGTGTGATAGGCAATTTTCTCTCCCTTATCATACCCTATAAAGATATGTATCATAAATTTGACTCTATACTTTTTCCTTTTATCTTTCTTTTTCCTTTTGTATGATCGTATACTGTACCTAATATTGATCTTGCTTGCACATGACCGTTACGATTGTCACCAATGTTTAAGTTTTTTATACCATATTTTTCTTCTAATCTAGTTCTAACTACATCAAATATCCATGAGTCATGTTGTTGTTCTTCATTGAAAAGTAATTCGTTATCATACATCTTTCTCATATCATAAGCAAATTGTTTTATAAAAGTATGCTTCATATTAAAGTATATAAAACCACATTCAGTGTAAGTTGGTCTTCCTAAATAAGTTAACATACAATCTTCTTTATGTAAATGTTTTTTTACCCACGCTTCATCAATTTTTTTATAAAATACACTGTCTGCGTCTATAAAGATAATACCGTCATAACCTTTAGTTGTTAAGATTGCTTGTGTATATGCATATACTTTATAACTAAATCGCACTGCGTCTCTCTCAAAGCTTGAAAGTGTATCTGTTTTATTTTCATCTACAAATTTTTTAAGAGTAGGTATTTCATTATACATATCTTTATCTTCATTATATATTTTCAATTCAAAAGGCCAATTATATGTTTTTAAAAATCTGTGAGCGTATTCTTTAAATAATTTATTATTCCATGTACTAATTACTTTTATTTTCATAACCTGCCTTTGCGATATAATATGCGTCTATAATATCTGTTACTGGATTGTTTAATGTAGGTATGTCCATCACTTGCATAAGATTTGTATTTGTATCTTTGCAAAATTGTTCATACATCTTTTGTTTGTCTGCGTTACCTTTACCTGTAGCAAACTTTTTAATTACACTTGGTACTAATATTTTATAATCATATTTTTTTAATCTATACTTTAATATGCCACCATTTTCTGCAATTTGAAATATAGCTTGACCTTTGCTACCAAAAGAATAACCTTCAATAAAAATTTGTGGATTTGTTAATTTGTTTATGATTGATAATGCCCAAGTAGATAAATTGGCAAATCGTTCTATAGGATTTTTATATTCAATATGTTCAGTACCTAATATATTCTTCATCATATTACCAATGTGTTTCTTTTTACTTGTAAGGTAATAGAAATTACATTCTTCAAACTTAAAACTACCATAACTCACACAAATGGCCGGTGAGTTTAAACTAAAATCAATTCCAACTATCGTCTGATTTTTCATCTGCTTCTTCATCATCTTCATTCTCGACTTCATATCCACAAAAAGGACATGTTAAAGGTGTTAAATCAACTTTATCTTCGTTCCATTCTATAGTATATTTAGTTTTGCAATTGGAGCAGGTTTTTGAAATTTCTGACATTTTGGTGATAATTACAATTTAAACTTTTTAAATTGATTTTTTGTAACGTCTTGTTTTATGCCACCAACCACGTAAGATTCAATTTCAGTTTCCTGTGGAGCATTCTGAGCTGATCTACTGTTTAACCAATGTTCTATCCACGGTAATGAATTAGTTTTTTGATCGTAAACAGGTGTTAGACCTATAGCTTTCATACGTCTATTTGCTGTGTACTCTACAAACTGGTGTAAAAGTTTTTCTGATAGGCCTATCATTGAACCTTGTGAGAACAAATAGGTTGCCCACTGTTTTTCAGAAGCAACGGCATCATCATACATTTTATAAACTTCTTTTTCACTTTCTTTAATAATTTTTATAAAGTCTTTATCATTTTCATATTCTCGCCAATTATTAATAATTCTTTGTGACACTGCTAAATGTTGACTTTCATCTCTTGCTATAAAAGATATAATCTTAGCCGATCCTTCTAGTTTCTTTAATTCACCAAAAGCAAATGAACAAGCAAATGATACGTAAAATCTTAAACCTTCTAGTATATTAACTGATATCATTGCTAGATACATTTTTTTTTTAAGTTCATATAGATCAACTTTATTTGAAGTTAATGTCCATTCGTATCCTTTTTTAATTAGATCATCGTAAGTTTTGGTTACCGAGGCTGCTCGTTCCTCAATTTTTTTATCTTCTAAAATCATATCAAACACTTCAGCTGGGTTTGAATATAAGTTTTTGATTATATATGTGTAACTTCTACTATGTATTGTTTCCATAAAGTCCCATGTTACAATACAACTCTCTAATTCTGGTAAAGAACAAAAAGGTAAAAATGCCAAACAAGGTCCACGTCCTTGTACGCTATCTAACATTGTTTGATATTTCAAGTTGCTGGTAAAGATAAATTTTTGTCCATCATTTAAATCTAAATAATCATTTCTATCTTTCTGTAAAGATACTTCTTCTGGTCTCCAGAAATAGCCAAGTTGTTGTTGAGTAAGTTTATCAAAAATAGGATATTTAAATGTATCATATCTTTGTACAGATAAATCTTCTCCAAAAAACATTTTTGATTTTGTAAAATCTAAACCTTTTGTTTTATTAAATACTGATTTGGACATTATATTACGTATTCTTTGTTTAAAACTATGTTCTTTAATCCTGTTTCTCTATTTAAAAATTTATAATCTAGTTTTTGAACAGCAAAATCTTTTTTTAATTTATCTGCAATTAAGTATGGATTAAATTCTGAACAACTATATATATCCAATTGCATCATCGCCGGTGTTGGTTCATCCCAAACGTGCATAGCGATATGACTTGTTTCTATAACTGAAATAGCAGTTATGCCTCTATTACCTGGTTTATCGCAATAAGCAACATATGGTCCTAACATAACTTTCATATTAATAAATCTTATAAATTCTTCCATCCAAGTCTTCAAATAAACCACATCTTTAGGAGGGTTGTTAATGTCTGCTCTTACTATAAGGTGTTTATGTATTGATAAACTATTTTCCATTTTTTTTAAATTTTACAAGACTCACAAGCCTCTTCCTCTATTAAGTTGAGAGTTTTCTCCTCTATTGGTGTATCATAATCTATAGAATGTTTAGGTTCTTCAATATCTTTTTTATTATCATATGTATTTTGATAGTAAGAAGTTTTCCAACCGTATTTATAAGTTGTTAATAAGTCTTGCGCCATAACAGATACGGGCACTTGACTATCTTCGTAATTATCCGGATTATATGACCAGTTACCTGATATAGCTTGATCAAAATACTTTTGCATTATTGCAACGATATTTATATATCCTTCATTACTAGGCATATCCCATAATAAAGTGTAAAAATTTTTTAATTTATTATATTCTGGTACTATTTGTTTTAATGTGCCTTTCTTACTTTTCTTAATTGACAAGTAGTCTCTAGGTGGCTCAATACCGCTCGTAGCATTTGAAACCACACTAGAAGACTCCGAAGGCATTTGGGCTGATAGAGTACTATGTCTTAGCCCAAATTTTTTAATATCTTCTCGTAATTTATCCCATTTCATTGTTAGTTTACGATCTACTAATTCATCTACATCTTTTTTATATGTGTCTATTGGTAATATACCATCTGCGTATTTTGTTCTATGAAATAAATCACATTTACCTTTTTCTTGTGCAATCTCATTGCTTGCTTTTAATAGATAGTATTGAAAAGCCTCTGATAGTTTGTCTACTTCTTTCCAAGCACCTTTTTGTTCATATTTGTAACCTGCTTTTGCTAGATAGTGTGCAAGACCAATGAAACCAACACCTAGTGATCTTCTTGCCTTTGTAGATAGTTCAGCGGCTTTTATTGGATATTTTTGATTATCTATAACTTCTTCTAATGCTCTTACTGTAAGATCGCATAGTTCTTCCAGTTCATCCAGGTTATTTATTTTGCCTACGTTAATAGCAGATAGAATACATAGAGCAATCTCACCTGGACCATCTATATGCTGAATAGGAGTGGTAGGTAGAGTGATCTCTTGACATAGGTTACTCATAGTTATCGTATCTTTAAAACTAGAATGTGTATTACAATGATCAATATTCATTATATAGATACGACCTGTTTCTGCTCTTTCTTTTAAAATATCAAAAAATAAATATTGTGAGTTTACTTTCTTTTTACTAATATTTGGTTTTTTTTCTGCTTTTAAATATACATCATCAAACTCCGGTGTTCCCCATGCTTGATATAATTCAGGTACTTCGTGAGGAGAAAACAATGTTATTTGTTCTTCATTGATAAATCTTTCATAAAATAATTTAGATATTTGTATAGAGTAATCTAATTTTCTAACTCTGTTATCCTCTGTTCCTTTATTATTCTTTAAAACAATAATATCTTCTATTTCTTTGTGCCAAATAGGAAAGTGAACAGTTGCCGAACCTCCTCTAACTCCGTTTTGAGTACAACACTTAACCGTTGCCTCAAACTTTTTAAGAAATGGTATAACTCCGGTATGTTGTACTTCTCCTCCTCGAATCCTTGAATTAATTGCTCTAATTCTACCTGCGTTAATACCTATACCAGCTCTTTGTGCTACATAACTTCCGATGGCCATGTCACTGCTAAAAATAGAAGGCAAAGTATCATCAACGTCAACAAGTACACAACTAGCATACTGTTTAATAGGAGTACGAACACCAGCCATAACAGGTGTTGGGATATTAATTTTAAAGGTGGATATTGCGTCATAATATTTTTTAACATAAGTCATTTTTTTATTTTTTGGATAATTTTGAAATAGTGTGGCAGCTATCATCATATACATGAATTGAGGTGTTTCGTAAATCTCACCACTTGATCTATCTTGTACTAAATACTTGTCAATCACCTGTCTTAATCCAGCGTATGTAAAACTATTATCTCTTTCATGTAGACACCAGTTTTGCATTCTACTGAAATCTTTTTTGTCATAATTTTTTAAGATATCAGGATCATACACTCCTAGTTTAATACATTTTTGTACGTGATCGTAAATATGTGGGTGATCCCATAATCTACCAATAACTTTTTTTCTTAAACTAAATAACAATAACCTAGCAGCTACGTATTGATAATTTGGATTTTCTAGTGAAATTAAATCTGAAGCTGACTTAATTAAAATTTGTTGAATATCATCTGTTTTAATACTATCGTAAAATTGTAGGCCACTGTTCATTTCCACTTGTGAAGCTGACACACCTTTTATACCCTCACAGGAAAACTCGACCATTTCATGTATCTTTTCAATATTAAGAGATTCTAAACCTCGTTCGCCTCTTTTTGTTACTTTTATATTTTCATTTGTCATTGTATTTTTTTCCAATGATTTAGTTTAGTCAAAGCACTCAACTTTGAATATGTATTTGTTTTTATTATATCTTTTACTTGTAATTTGGTTAACCCGCCAATAATCATTTCATTAATATCTTTGTATTGTAAATCTTCCGGCCATATAACGATATTATAATCGTTCTCAATTATTTTATACATTCTGTTTATGATTTCTTTGTTTCTAGGTTCGTTGTCAAATATATATGTAATATTATCATTTGGTATTTTCTTTTTTAAAAATAAATCTGCACCAGCAGCCGCTATACAATTATTAATAAACATTGAATCTATAGGACCTTCCACTATATATAATTCATTTTGAAAATTAATACGTTCTAATCCAAAAATTTTTTGTTTATTTTCATTTAATTTAATTGTTAGATATTTAGGAATTTCTTTTCCTAAGGCACGACCTTGAAAAGCAAATAACTCTCCAGTTGTATCGTAGAAAGGTATCACCAATCTAATATGATCATTTCTAGTTTTATATGTATTTGGTTTAATTTCGTTTACTAGTTGTTCAAATTTATCTGCAAAATACAACTTATCAAAAAATTCCTCAGGTATTTTTCTATCAATACAGTATTTTTTTGCAACATGGTCATCTTCTAACTCTTTAATTGTTTTTAATTTAGTTAAAGGATTAGTTTTAAACACTGGTTTCTCAAATTGAAAATCAGGTTTAGGTGTAGATGGTGTTGATCCTTTATACCTTTCTAGTAAATATTCTTGATAAGCTTTAGGGTCTATAAATTTTAAAAAATTTGCAAAGTTCTGGCCTTGACCACAATTGTGGCATTTAAAGAACATATCATTTTTTACTCTATAAAAATATGCTCTGGCCTTACTTTTAGATTTTTTTGAATCTCCACAGTGAGGACAACGAAAATTAAACACATAGTCTGTTTTCTGTTTAAATTGTTGTAACCTACCTGATAATTGATTGATAAACTTTAGATCGATATAAGAAGACATAGTAAAACTTACTATATACTATTTGTTTAATATTGTCAAGCTTATGAAGCAATTTTAATAAAAGGTGCGATAGTAGATAAAATACCTTTTTTAGATAACATTAAAACTGTTATAACTTCTATTGCTATAAAGGCGCCTATAATAATCCATTTGTATCTTTCTAATATACTAATTCTGCCTCTAAACTCTATTTTCAAGTCTTGTATTTCTTGTTTTATTCTTACTTCTGAATTAACTATTTGTTCTTTTAGTTCTTTTTCTATATTAGTAGTTTCTTCCGCTCTTATTTTTAATTTACTAAATATGACATCGTCTATTTTTTCTTGTTGTTCTATCTTTTCTTCGTGTACAGCCAACATAGATTTAATGTCTGCACCAACATCCGTTAGTTTATTAATAGCAATATCAAGTCTATTTTGAATATTATTTACCTGTTGAACATCTTTCGTTAGTTCTGCTAATTGTATTTGTATATCTTTTACTGAATTAACCATAGTATCTGCAATTATACCTATTTATCTTTCGGTTCGTAATAATCTTTATACTTTTCAAGTATGTCGTTTGTTAATTTTAATTGATTTCTTATTTGAGCAAAGTTCTTAGCAATCAATTGATAGTCATTATCTGTTAGTCCAAATAATACAGGATCTAAACCTTGTTCTTCCATCTTTTTAAACACTTCACTAGCATTTTCAGAAGTAATAATAATCCATTTAATTTGTTCTAATTGTAACGGTGTTGGTCTATCTAATTTAAGTTCTTGTCTTTTAACTTCTTCTTTAAAGATACTTAACTTTTTTATACTTGAACAATTAGTTAAAAATAAACCTAATGTAACAACTAATATTATATTAATACGGTACATATGCTGGATTTGCTATTGAAGTACATTCAGGATTAATTTCTGATTTCTTTGTAGCATTTTTCTCTTGTTCTGTTAGGGGTGAACCACTAGCGATTTCAATACATCTCTTAGCGTTTTCACTACCTTTGTTTATA